TGTTTAAAAACATCACAGATTATTTAACAGACTTACAAACAATTAGAATTGTTGGAAAACCAGCAAAAAACGCTGACGGCACTACTTCTGTTGAGTTTAGACATGAACTTTTTTGTTCTGATAAATATACTTTTCAAGTGTCTGGTTATATAAATCAATCAAAAAAAATTGAAAAGAGTGTCTTTTTCTTTTCAATAATTGATTATAAAGATCACAATAAGATTATAAAAATTTCACAAAAACAGCACAAATCAATCGCAAATTTAATCAAAGACAAAATCACTTTATAGATGGAAACATTTACAGCTGAACAAATTAAAGAATTACAAAGCAAACACGGAATGACCCCTATTTCTGAACTTGAGGCAACAATCGACAAGTCAATTGCTCGGATTATGGAGCTAAATAAAGTCATTAATCCAAATCAACCACAGCTTTTGAAAAAATCACAAGCAATGAAAATCCTGGGATTGTCCAGAAAAACATTTGACCTGGCAATCAAGAAAAACCAGATCGAAACTGTTGAACTAGGAGGATCAACTTTGATCCCTAGGAAAGAGATCGAGAGACTCACATCACGCAAATTTTAATTTAATTCAATCAATATGTCACACACACACAAACCACACATGAAACACAGGCTCACACAGCTGCCTGTGATGAATCTGAAAGGGAAATCCTATTCAGAAGTAAAAGATCGAGTCAGATTTGTCGCTGAACACTATGACTATGATGTCAAGATCCTAGGGTCTGAGTATGTTTCAGCGATTAATGAATGGAAATGCATTGTCCAAGTGTCAATTTACTTTGAAGGCAAAGACAAAGCTCCATCGGTTTACGACGGTATTGCATCAGAACCTAACAAAGGTAGAGGGGCAAACCAGACACATGCTCTTGAAAATTGCTACACATCAGCAGTTGGAACAGCCTTGGGCAAAGCTGCAATTGGATTGCCAGCTCAAGGCATGGCATCTTTTGATGAGGTACAAGCTGCAATCACTAGACAAGAAAAAGCTGCAAAGGATTTTGAGATCGAAAAGAAAAACCTGGTCAATAGATATGCAGACATGACCTGGGATCAGTATGAATCAAATCTGTCGAAGCATTACGATTTTACAGATGAAATGATAAACACTTTAAGAGATCTGTGGCTAGCGATGGACACGGTTGACAATGCACTAGAACCTGAAAAAATAGCATCATGAGCAAATCAGCAGAAGCATGGATCGCATCCCAGGTTGATGAGATCGATATAGAAATTTTAAAAGAAATTGAAATGAACGAAATGGAAGAACTATCAAATCAAAAAATGTCAACATTACAAAAGAACAGAAGAGCTGGAAAGCTTTTTATTGAGAAGGCTGTTCATGATGCTGTAAATGGAGACATTGATCCTTTAAATGTTTTTATTGCATTTAATGACATAGCTAAACAATTAAAAGCAGCAAACGATCAAATTCAAGAGCTAGCAATGGACCAGGCTCAATTGCATGGAGCAAAGACATTTTCGCATCACGGCTATCAGATTGGAGTTGTCCAGGGCCGCACAACATGGGATTTTAAAAATTGCCAAGGTGTTGTTGAAATGGAGGCTGAGGTTAAAAAGCTCAAAGAAAATTTAAAAGCAATGCGAAAAGCAGCTGATGCTAATGGGTTCTCTGAATTAGTTGAACTCAATGGCCAACAAGTTCTCGCAGCACCTGATAAAAATGGAGAGCTTATTGCTTTGCCAAGCACGAAAAGCAGTAAAGCATATCTGACAATCAAATCAACACATTAAAACCAGGGAGGATTGAGCGAGTGGCCTTGTTTGTCCTCCCTTATTAATTTAAAAAATATGGCAATAACAATTCCCACAAAGACTAGACAAGCTTTGCTTAAAGCAATGCTCACTCCAGTAGTAAATGAGATAAATGAAATGTTTCAAATAAAAAACATATTAGACAGAAACAGAACTTCTGATTATGTAAAGGCAAGAACTTTCTTTTTTCGCTATTGCACTACAAGATATAAGCTCACCAGAAATGATTTAGGGTGGTTTACAGGCCGAGATCATGCTTCAGTGACACATGGACTTCAAACCTTTTCAAATATTTCATCTTATGATCGAATTTATGTTGATGAATACACTTCAATCAGTTCTCGTTTAGATGGTATTTTGAACAATGAACCTGATGAAACTCTCAGAGATTTTCTGACTGAATATATCAGAGCGGCACCACTTTCAAAAGTTGAAGAGATCTACATCTACATGATTAATTATGAGCCAGGGATCATGGACAGCATGGAATTCATTTTGGAAGATCAAAAACTTGAAACAACATGAGCAAAGATCCAGCTTTTTTAATGTATTCAAACGATTTTTTGACAGGAGTTTCTGATTTAGACATGCAGGAGAGAGGGCAATTTATAACACTTTTATGTTTACAGCATCAAAAAGGCTGCATAACACCAAAGATGATGCGATTGCAATGCGGTGGCATTCCCAGCGATGATGTACTGGCAAAGTTTGTTATTGATAAAAATGGAAATTATATCAATGAACGAATTGAAATTGAAAGACAAAAAAGAAAAAAGCACTCAGAGAAACAAAGTGCAAACGCCCGTGCCCGTTGGGATAAACACAAAAAATTTACAAAAAACTCATTAATAAAAAATCAATGCGATGGCAATGCCATGGCAATGCCTTTAGAAAATGAAAATGTAAATGAAGATGTAAATGTAAATGTAAATAAAGATGAAAATTATAAAGTCGAAATCTTTCCAACTTTTGAAGACTTCTGGAATCAATACGACAAAAAGGTCGGAAAGCCTAAATGTAAAAAACTCTGGAACCAAATCAGACAAACAGATCGAGAATCTATTGTGGACCATTTGGACAAATACATCCCTAGCACCCCAGATAAAGCATATCGAAAAAATCCAGAGACCTACCTCAGGAATAAGAGCTGGGAGGATGAGGTATTTGAAAATAACATAAATAACAAAACACATGGAAAATCAAAAACAAATTATTCAGCTCTCAAAAAAGAGCTCGGACTCGCTGCTAGTTAATAATTATCTGACTAATAAAATCAAGACAGTTGATGACGCACGCAAAGCAAAAGTTCCAACGCTTGCAGCAATGTCGAGAACTGTCGAAGACGGAAGGGCTTTTGGAAAAGAGGAGGTTGTCCGACAAATTGTAAAATGGCTTATCGAGCTTAATGAGATGATGGACCTCAACAAGCCAATGACAAACGCTCAGATTCTTATGACAGCTCAAATGATTATGGAGGATTACTACTATCTCAAATCAACAGACCTGGCATTGTTTTTCACCAGGATCATTAAAGGAGAGTTTGGTGAAATGTATGAATCACTCTCAATCACAAAGATCATGTCCTGGCTCGCTATCTACTCAGAGGAAAGAATGAACATAGGTGCACAGGAGTCAAGATTAAATCATGATAAAATAATTTCGAAAGAAACGGATGTCCCAAGATATTCAAACAAATAACCTGCAAACTTAAACACAATTAAAATGCTTACACAATTATTTAAAACAGAAAGTCATTCAAAAAAACAAACGTTTGACACATCAACAATGGAAATCAAGCAGTCAATTTTTACAACAAAAGACTATTCAAAATTTTCATTCAAAAAAGACAACAGAAAAATTAATGACTCGCACATTGCCAAACTCACTAAATCGATTAAAATGTTTGGTCAGCAAGATTTAATTAAAGTAAATCAGAAGGGTCAGATTCAAGATGGCCAGCACAAATTCACAGTCTTAAAACAATTAAACATGCCTATTAATTTTTATGTCATGGATGATGCTGAGGTCAACATGATTGTTTTAAATACAGACAGGAGAAATTGGCAGCTTCATGATTATTTAAACTATTATGTTCAAAATGATGTTCCTGATTATATCAGAATTAATAATATCTATGAAAACTTTGACATGTTTTCTGTTCCTGGAGTTGTTAAAGCTCTTGGATTGACAAATCAAGATTTTAAAACTAATAAAATTAGACTACTAACAACAAATGTGACAACAGGAGTCGAAATTTTAAGAGCTTGCAGAGATCTCAATTGGTTCGAACAAAACACAGCGACATCATTTGTTGCAGCAATTGCCAAGACAAACAGAATGCACAAACAATTTGATGTGAAAACTTTCTTTGAAAAATGTGAATTGTACAAATCTTCAAAAATTTACAGATGCACATCACTCGAAGAGTTTAGCAACATGATTATCACATTATGGAATTTTAAAAGTAGAAATAAAATCAAATAAATTATGAATAAACCACTATCAATCACAGACTGGACAGTTGTTTCTGTAGGTCAAACACAGACATTCGGAGCCAAAGGGTTCCAAAAGCGAGAACTCGTCCTGACAGACAATGCAAAGGAATATCCTCAATTCAGATTAATCGAGGCAATACAGGACAAATGTGCTGACCTGGACAAAATATCAAAGGGAGACAAAGTCACAGTTGATTTCTGGATTCAAGGGAGACAATGGACAAACCCTCAAGGAGTTGTCAAAATATTTAACCAGGATAAACTGGCGAGCATTAAAAAAACATCTCATGACTGGGACACCACAAATCAAGTTGATGCATCAATTGAACTTTTGTCAGGGACTGAGAATGCTTATGCAAACAATCCACCAAAAAACAAAGAGGATGATGATGACCTTCCTTTTTAAAATATGGACTGATCAACCTTACTGATCAAATTTTTTCATTTTAGTTTTTAGTTTTTTAGATAAGAACCCTGGGAGAGATCCTGGGGTTTTTGGTTAATAAGTCGCTAAAATTAGCCAAAATTGTTAATGAGATAATTCTTTAATTTACAAAGCCACTCGCTCGATTATAAAAAGTCGAGTATGAATTATTTAAAATATAAAGGAAAAACACTGAGCCAGCTCAAGGCAACAGCTGTCCGACACTTTCACAAATTTATTAGAGAGAGAGACAAAGAAAAGCCGTGTGTCTCCTGTGGCAAATACACAACACTGCAAGCTGGTCACTTTTATTCAGCAGGGAATTTCCCAGAAACAAGATTCAACGAGGACAACGTTAATGGCCAGTGCAAAAAATGCAATTACTTCCTTTCTGGTAATCTTCTTCCATACCGAACAGAACTGATCAACAGGATCGGACAAGATCGATTTGACAAACTAGAGCTCACAAACAAGATGAGTAAAAGGTCCAGGTTTAAATGGGATCGGTTTTATCTAATCGAAATCATTGAAAAATACAAAGCTCTAAATAAAAAAAGATGACAAAAAAAGAAGCTTTAAAAATCATCTGGGATAATTATGATGAAATAAAAACGCTAGTGGAACGCATTGAATACAATTACACTAGAAAAAAAGGCATGTATCATGAAGATCTTACTCATGATTTATATGTAAAAATTCAAAATGAGATCGACAAAATAGAAGATAAGCCTGCTGAGGTCCAAAAATTTCTTGACCGATTTTACAATGGTCAATCGTTGAATATATATACAACATTGAAAAACATGTTTATTGACAAATTGAGAAGAGAAAACAAATACAAAAGATTTGATTACACAAAACTCAGTAAAAGAGAAAAGCAGAATATAATTCAGGAATCAATTGATCAGGACTTTGATGAAACAATTTTAAAAGATGTAAACGATTATGTGGACACTTTTTATTGGTTCGATAAAAAATTGTTCAATCTGTATCGATATGAATTTAAAGAACACAAAACATTGATGAGCAATGAAACAAAGCTCTCAATTTCTACAATTTACAGAACAGTAAAAAGATGTAAAGTAAAAATTAGAAACAAGTTTAAAGACAAGTATTATGAAAGATAAAGGGCTCGGAGACAAAATTGCAAAATTCACAAAAGCATCTGGAATAAAAAAAATTGTTGACAAAGTATCTGAGATCACAGACAAGCCTTGCAATTGTAATAAAAGACAAGAAATACTTAATGAGTGGTTCCCGTCCAAAGGCATGCTAAAAAAGGATGAGTTTAATTATTTGACAGATTTCTTTAAAACATACAACAATTCAAAGCTCGATTCATACGAACAGCGAGACATGATTTATTCAATATATAATCGAGTAAACAAAGAAAATCAGATTCCTTCTAGTTGTGCTCCATGCCTAGCTGGAATAATTCAAAACCTTAGAGAAAAATTACAAGATTATGCAGGATAAAAGACTTGAAAAAATATACAAACTTAGAAAGCATCCAAACAATCCAAGAGTTATAAAAGATGCAAAGTTTGAAAAACTTGTTCAAAGTATAAAGTCATTTCCTGAAATGCTGGAAAAAAGACCGCTTGTTGTAAATGAAGATCTTCAAGTTTTAGGAGGCAATCAAAGACTTAGAGCAGCAGAAAAAGCAGGACTCAAGGAAATTTGGATTGATCAAGCAACAGGATGGAGTATTGAGAAACAAAATGAATTTATAATAAAAGACAACACTAAATCTGGAGACTGGAACTGGGATGATCTGGCTAATGGATGGGATGAGAATGAACTTTATGAATGGGGACTTGATTTGCCTATTGAACTATCAGACGAAAATTTAGACTTTGACCCTGATCGATCTGGTGTCGATCCTGTAAAATGTGACTGTTGTGGAAAATAACTGGGAATTAAAAATAGGAATTTATCCAGGCATCTTGTTTGGATTTAGACATTACGAACAAAAGGACTGCATTGACTATGTTCTTTATTTACCATTAATTGATTTATGCTTTACTGTTTATGATTAAAGAAAAAAGAGAAATAACTCCCGAAGACATGATTGATTATTACACTTCTGTTTTAAAATATACTAGAAAAGAAAATCACAGAAAATACATTAATGAGATGATCGGCTATCATTCAGGGAAAAATCCATACCCATCAATTCAAGTTTGTGAATCATTGAGATAAAAATACAGCCAAAATACAGCGATATGAGCAAAGATGATCCAATAAAAAAATATCAATTTAAAAAAGGAGTTTCAGGCAATCCAAAAGGAAGGCCAAAGGGTGCACGAAATAGAAGCACAATTGCAAAAGAGATTTTAAATCTTATAACTGAGGGAATTAATCCAATAACAAGAGAAACAGAAAACATGAGCCAAGAACATTTGTTGTATTTCGCTCTATTAAAAAAAGCCAGACAGGGTGATGTTTCAGCTTCTAAGGTGCTTCTCGACTCAGCTTATGGACAACCCAAAGAAACTATTGATGTGAGTTCAGACACCCCTTCTGTGGACTTTAGAACGCTTTTCAATTTTAAAGATGGATCAGGCAATAAAGATTGATTTTAGTCCTAAATACAAACTATTTTGGAATGACACCAGATACACAATACTTACTGGAGGGCGTGGATCAGGAAAGTCATTCTTTGCTGGTGTGTTTCTTTTAGGCCTTATTCATGAAGAAGCTGGTCACACTATTCTTTTTACAAGGTACACGTTGAGGTCCGCATCGGTGTCAATCATTCCTGAATTTAAGGAGAAGATTGAATTGCTACATCTTGAGCACAAGTTTAAGATTACCAGGGATGAGATTGTGAATATTGAAAACGGTAGCAAAATAATATTTAGAGGTATAAAGACAAGCTCAGGGGACCAGACAGCAAATCTTAAATCATTGCAAGGTGTGACAACCTGGTGCATGGAAGAAGCTGAAGAAATAGATGAGGATTCATTTGATAAGATTGATTTGTCAGTCAGAAGCAAAGAAAAGCAAAACAGAATCATCCTATTGTTAAACCCAAGCACTAAAGAACATTTTATATACAAACGCTTTTATCAGGACAAAGGAGTTGATCCAGGAGCGAACCTCAGCAAAGGAGACACAACTTACATTCATACAACGTATCTAGACAACGCAAATAATCTTTCGGATAGTTATATCAAACAGATAGAACAAATGAAGCAGAGAAGGCCTGAGAGATATTCAGCCGTTATTGAGGGCAATTGGATTGACAAAGCCGAGGGAATAATTTTTAATAATTGGAAGCTTGGCAAATTTCAAGAGGTGTCTCCAGCAGTTTTTGGCGCTGATTTTGGATTTGCAAAAGATGAAAACACCTGTGTAAAAACAAGCATTGATAAAAACAATAGGATTATTTATTTAAAGCTGTGTTTTTATTTGCCTGGATTAACAACCTCACAGCTCAGAGAACTTTACTTAAAACATGTAGGTCAATCATTATTGGTGGCCGATTCAGCTGAGCCTAGGCTGATTCATGAGCTCAAAACAACATGCAACATTGTTCCAGCAATTAAAGGTCAGGGATCAATTACCTACGGGATTTCACTGCTTCAAGATTATGATTTAATCATTGATGATGGACCAGAGAGTGTTCCTTTAATCAGAGAGCTAAACAACTATGCTTGGCTTGAAAAAAAGAGCTCAACACCGATTGACAAATATAATCATGCAATCGATGCGATCAGATATGCGGTGAGCTATCAATTAAAGAATCCAAATGCTGGTCAATATCATTTTGTATAATTCCTAGACCGAATCATCAAAGTTCAAACGTTTATAATATATACTAAACAAAATGCAAAATTTTAAGCTTACAGTTCCAAATAAATTATCTGAATTGACATTAATGCAATATCAGAAATTTATAAAGCTATTATTAGATGACAATGAAGAAGATTTTCTTTATAAAAAAATGATTGAAATCTTTTGTGATGTACCTCTAAAGTATGTAAATAATTTCAAATACAATTCAGTCAAAAAGGTGACTGATGTATTGTCAGAAATGTTTAATCAAAAGCCTAAGCTTAAAACAAAATTTGAAATGAATGGAGTTAAGTATGGCTTCCATCCAAAATTAACAGACATGACATTTGGTGAGTTTGTTGATATTGATTCATTTGCTAGCGATTGGAGCACAATGGACAAAGCTATGGGAGTTTTATACAGGCCAATTAAAGATGAATTTAATGGGTCCTATTTGATTGAGGAATATGATGGAGACAAAGAAACATTTATGCAATACATGCCTCTTGACATTGCTCTTGGCGCTGTTTTTTTTTTGCTGAATTTAAAAGAAGAACTCTCGAGTCTTATCCAGAATTATTCTCAGGAGAAAATAACGAAGGAATACTTTCGAGCAGTCAAGCATTCTCAGAAAAATACGGATTCTATTCTTCACTGTATAGCCTCGCTTCAGGCGATGTGACAAAATTTGAAGCTGTTGAAAAATTAAACATTCAGACCTGCTTCACATGGCTGACATTTGAAAAGGAAAAAAATGAACTTGAAAAGACATTATTAAAAAATGATAGGAAAAGAGGATCTCGTTGACATGTTATATGACAAAAGCCTTCTTCAGGATGATGAGGGAATTGTTTTATTGCCAGCTTTTGAAAATAGTTTAATAGGAATCACAGCAGTGCATCCAAAAATAGCAGTCTATGATTTTTTTATTGCTCTGGACATTGTTATGAAAACTGAGCCAGACATGGATTTTGATGAAGCAATCTCATGGCTTGAGGGATTTGTTCATTTAACAAGTGAAAAGATCGATGAGAATCCTCCAAAATTTATAAAAAGAATATGAATACTTATTTTAAAGTAATTGATGACATCAAGGCCTCTTTAATTGCAGAGCCATTTTGCAACACTGTAACACAGGGAGACATCCATGATGTTGATTTAAACAAGATCACAATCTTTCCCCTGGCTCATATTGTAATTGAAAACATTGACATACAAACAAATCAAATCTCTTTAGGGATGAGCATTTTGTTTATGGACATTGTTGATTTTTCAAAAGACAGTGTCACAGACAGCACCAGAGGAAACGACAATGAAATGGATGTGATAAACAATATGATCAACGTTGCTGCAAGGCTTCAAGCTATAATTGCAAGATCTTCAAATTATAATGGCAGCTATGAGCTTCAGGGATCATTTGCATGCACTCCATTCAAAGAAAGATTTGAAAACAATTTGGCTGGAATCACATGCGATTTTACTGTCAATCTTCAGAACGATATGACTAAGTGCTGATGAGAAACTTAAATGAATTTATGAAATACACTGATCAGGTTCTCCAGCAATTTGGAAAGGATGTTGTGCGGGAATCTCAGAGAAGACTTTTAAGAAAAAGTAAGTTTCAAAGCAATAAGCCAACAAAAGGAAATCTTTACAATTCAATTCGATATGAAGTCGAAACAATGGAAAACAGCATAAGTGTAAAATTTCCATTTATGAAAGATGTTGATTACGCTAAATATATTGATCAAGGGGTGACAGGAAAAAATCCTTCAGATCTTCCTAGTGGTGCTTTGTGGTATGGAAAGCAGAGAAACATTAACAGAAAAAGTCCATTTAAGTTTGGATCAGGAACAGGCAAAGGATATATCAAAAGCGGGATCAATAAATATTTAGTCAAAAAAGGAATAAGAGGAGTCGGAGAAAAAAGAAAAAGTTTGATTTATGTTATTTCCAGGAGTGTTTATCTCTCAGGAATACCAGCAAAATACTTTTTTACAAAATCATTTGATTCAGCTTACAAAAAATTACCTCAAAAATTAGTTCAAGCTTTTGCCTTAGACATCAAAGAAAAATTTAAAGAATTTACAACAACATGAGTACAAAGATAAACACTCGGAGCCCATTTTATTTAAACTTGACTGAGCCAGTTCAAACAGCTGTTGAATTTACTTGTCAAACTGCTGGAGCTTCAGGATTTCAAGTTGCATCAAATGGAACAATTACTCTACCAGAATTAACCTATGGAGACATTGTTGGACAAAGCCATGACAGTTTTCCAGCAATTGCATCAAATGGAACGGCAACTCTAAGAACCTTAACACTGACTATTCAGATTCCATCAAATTACACAAACACATCTGTTGGGACCATTCAATGTGATGTCAGTTTTACACAGCAACCAGCAGCAGCATCAACACCAAACTGTCCAACTCTAGTGGGAACAATTGCAAATCAAACACTTCCTAAGATAACAGGAACAGCAACAATTGCAGTTGACACAAAATTTGCTTCTGGATCAGGAGCAGCGATTTCAGGATATAGAGTAATAAATAATCACACAAGTTTTATCAACGCATCAATATCAGGGAACAATCTGGTCCTTTCAGCACTCAGCACTTGTGGCACTAAAACAATATTTGTTGAAGCTTATCAAAATGCTGACAGTTGTACGGCTGTTCAGCCTGTTGAAATTACCATTAACAATTGCTCAACGTTTAGCTGTTCAACAGCAGGCTTGTCTGGAGGATCAATTTCTCAAGATGGGCTAATAATTCAAAAGCCAAATGGACTTGGACAAGTTGGAAGTATTTATGCAGCATTAACTGGAGGATCACCAATAACATCAGTAAGTGCAAACACAGGATCAACAGATCAAAATGTGACTTTATATTTTGATGTGACTATTCCAAATGGATTCACAAATTCTGGAGTATTGCCATCAAGATGTCCAGTGTCAATTGTTCAAAATGGAACAGGACAAAAAGCAGCAGCTTGTCCAGGTGAATCATTAACTAATCCAGAGACTGTGATTTTTAGTGGATGGAGAGTTTTATCTAATGGAACAACATTCAAAGGAAATGTCACACTAGGATCAACAGCTTTGACAATAAATTCATTTACTACAAATTTTGCAGAAAACACAGGATCAAGCACAATTCCAAGAAGTGTTGTTGTTGACTTTACTGTTCCGTCTGGATATTCAAATTCAGGATCAAAGAGTTGCACATTAACAATTGCCCAAGAGGCACCAGTGAGCCCGTGTGGATCATTTTCAGCACATATCACAGAAGGCTTAGGAGAAAAAGGAGCTTTTTGTGATTCACCCTCAGCAGCGACAAACATAGTCACAACAACAATTGATCTTCAAAATGGAATTGGAGCATCATTACTTGAAACCACTATTTGTAGGGCTGGAGGTAAATTTCCAGGAAATAATTTATACTATGGAATTCAGGCTTATGCTCAAAACCCTTTAGCTGGTCCAGGCCTTACATTTACAATAATAAAAATAAACAACAACGGAAAAGTTAAAGAAGTTATCGAAAAAACATGCCAGACTTCAGATGATGGAACACTTGGCGGTGAAATACAACTATAAAAATGGGATTAAAAAGAGTCATAGTAGATTTATACATATATACGGGAACGTCTGGAAATTACACTTCTTCAGATAAAAAATACACTATTCAAAGAGAAAAGCTATCGACTAGATCAAACATATTGATTGAAATATCTGAGCTGGTCCGAGATTATATTACTGTAAATTTTAACAATGATTATTCTTTAGGATCATCACCAACAATTTGGACCACAGCAGTAGTAAATTATTTTGATGAGAATGACATTGCTTTTACACAAAACAATCCTCAGACATTTACATATTTAGCTTTTGATGGATATGGAGAATTTGAGGACGGCATAAATCCACAATTAAGCACAAATGCTTTAATTACAAGAGATCTTATTTATTTGCCAGAAAACACTGCTGGCAAAATACCAATTTTCGCTGAAGGTGTTGGAAAGTATGTTATCGGGTCCACAACAACTCAGGTCACTGATTCTGGGAATTCAAATCAAAAGATTCAGTACATCACAATTCCTTCAAACAATACAGATGACGTTGTAATTTATGCCACTGATGACACAACAGTTGTCAAAACAATAAAAGTAAATAGAGTCTGTGAGCCAAAATACACACCAATAAAATGCAGCTTTGTCAATCGCTTTGGTGCAATCGATGATGTTTGGTTTTTTAAAAAATCAACAGAAAACTTTTCTGTCACTGACAACACTTACAACAGAAACATTATTGATGCAGCAAACCTTAGCTATTCGACAAATGAAGGCCAGAGAGAAAGATACAATGTAAATGCTAAGTCAAGCATTGTTTTAAACACTGGATTTGTTCTTGAAGGTTTTAATAGTGCAATCGAAGAAATGTTTTTATCTGAAAATGTTTGGCTAAGGTTTGAAAATAAAACCTTGTCAGTAATTCCAAAGACTAAATCATTTACTTTCAAAACATCAGTCAATGATAATGTAATAAATCACACTGTTGATTTTGATTTTGCATTTGATAAAATAAATAATATCAGATAATGATTGGAATCCAGCTCTATATTGAAGGCGAACAAGTTGAATTGTTTAAAGATGAAAGTGTCTCATTGACTCAGACAATTCAAAATGTAACTGATTTCTCAAAAATATTTGCTGACTATTCGAGAAGCTTTAAAGTTCCATGTTCCAAACAAAACAATAAAATATTTAAGCATTTTTACAACAGCTCAATCCAGGGCTTTGATGCTAGAACAAAAAAGGATGCAGAGATTCATTTGAATTATAAGCTATTTAAAAAGGGAAAAATAAAACTACAAAGCGCTGACCTTGAAAACAACAAAGGGTCCTCATATAAAATCACCTTTTTTGGAAATACTGTTAATTTAAAAGATGTAATCGGAAATGATAAACTCAGCACTTTAGATTTTTTACTAAAAGATGAACTCCAATTTGAATACAACTCGACAAATGTCATCAGCTATTTGCAGGATGGAAAAGATGTTTATCTAGGAGAGACAATTGATGATGCTTTAATTGTTCCACTTATTACTCACACAGATAGACTTTATTACAGTAGCATAGAAGACATTACAGGGACTTTTAATTTGCACGATGGGTCGAATGTTCATGGAGTTCTTTATGATCAATTGAAGCCAGCTATTCGAGTTCATGTAATAATTAAAGCGATTGAACATTATTACAACACAGCAACCAGACCGAATGATGTTTCAAAGAGTATCAAGTTCAGCAGTGATTTTTTTAACAAAACAAATCCGAACTATTATAATCTTTACATGTGGCTTCACAAAAAAAAGGGAGGAGTCAAAGAAGACGGTGAGCTTTCATCATCAATTTTCAACAACATGGTCCCGAGCTTTAGTTCAGTAAATGCTCCAGCTGTTTTGGGAATGGGTTTTTCATCTTCTGACATTTCACTTGGAACACAAGGACAAATCTTTGATTATAGAATGTCATTGAAAATTGATACAACCTCAACTGGCTACACTTTTACAATGTATAAAAACGGGGTGATCTATTTAAGAAAAGAAAACCTTTCAGGATCTCAACAAGTTTTAAATTATGATGAAATTTTGGATGTAGGATCAGGGACGTTTCAGTTTGAGATCAGCTCAGGAACAGTGACAAGTTACAATTTAACAGGCGTAGTAAAAAGATTAAGAGGTGGCTTAGATAAAGACATTATATCTTTTGCAGGATCTTGTGACATTACTTCTGAATTTAATTTTATCACAGGGAACCAGGTTCCAGACATTGGAGTTTTAGATTTTTTACAAGGCATTTTTAAAATGCATAATCTAACAGCTTATTTTGATGAGCAGACTGAGGAAATAAAAGTTTTAAGCTTAGATGAGTTTTATGCTAGCAGTGACAAATCTTATGATATAACAAAACACCTGGACAAAAAATCAAGTCAGGTTGAATCATTGCTCCCTTTTAAAGAGATTGATTTTAAATATGAAGGGACAAGCACATTTTTTGCAGCTGATCACAAACAAAGATTCTACAAAGAATGGGGTCAAGAACAATATGATGCAGGCCCTAAAATTGATGGCACAACTTACACTGTAAAAGTTCCTTTTGAACATCAAAAATTTGAAAGGCTTTACGATGGAACCTCAACAACATCTGTTCAATGGGGCTGGTCTGTTGACAAAGATAAAAACAGCACAATTGGAAAACCGCTTTTGTTTTATCCTGTAAAAAACACAGGAGACAGCATTTCTGTTTTACCTACTGCATCATCAAAGCAATCTGTTTCTAGTTATTATTTACCTTCAAACTCAATCTCTTTGACAGATTCAAACAACTTGAATTTTTCATCTGAGCCGAATGAATTCACTGGAACAGTTTTCAACAAAACACTTTTCAATGAATATTATAAAAACTACATAATTGAAACATTTGATCTGAGCAGAAGGCTTACAAAAGTGAAAGCTTATTTGCCAATCAGTATCATTTTAAATTTAAAGCTCCAGGACAAAATTGTTGTCTTTGAAAATTTATATAAAATAAACTCAATCAAAACAAATTTTGAAACTGGGCTATCTGATTTAGAGTTGATCAATGTAGTTAATGATCTTAAAATTATAGACAATGACAATGAGCTAGCTGAAACAATTGACAGATCTCTGGTCACTATTGACAGCAATATTGTTTCAATTGATGTAACAAGTTTAGTGATATGATAAAATTAATTTTAGAAATGCTTGAGATAGCAAAAGAGAACAACATAAAAAGCGAGAGTATTAACATTGCTCTTGGCAAAAATAAAATCCCTGAAAACTTTAAAGAAGTTTTTAAAATAACAAGATTAAAAAATGGCTGAACAAATAACGATTGATCTTAAAGCTGAGTTTGGAAAACTAAAACAAGATCTAGAAGATGTCACAACAGAACTAATCGAAATCAAACAAGAGTCAGCAGCTGCAATGAAGCGGCTGGAAAAAGAGACTAAGAAAACGACTAAAGGAGTCAAAGGACTTGCAAAAGCTTTTAAAGGTATTGGAACAGTTTTAACTGGAGGAGCTTTAAAACTTGGAGCTGTGCTGTTTGAGAAGATCATGGAAATATTTAATAAAAATCAAAAGGTTGTTGATTTCTTTGACACTACAATGAACTCTCTTCAAATTGTTTTTAATGATTTCTTTAGTTTAATTGAAAACAACATTGGACCGATCACAAATTATTTCAAAAAAATATTCGATGATCCAATGCAATCTCTCAAAAATTTAGGGACTGCATTAAAAAATATGATCATAGAAAGATTTAAAAGTTCAATTGAAATGGTTGGCCATTTTGCAACTGCAATAAAAAAGTTTGTTACAGGTGACTGGGATGGAGCTATTGAATCAGTAAAAGAGGGAGGAAAAGAGTTTGTTGATACATTGACTGGTGTTGATGGATCATTCGATAAAATATCACAAACAGCAAAAGATGCAAGCAAAACAATTGCTGACTATTCAAAAAACACTTTAAAAGCTGCTCAAGATTTAACCAAATTAAATAAACAGTCAAAACTAGCTGAGGCCCAGAATGCTTTACTACTTCAGCAATATGACAAAGAAGCAGAGCTCCAGAGACAAATCAGAGATGATGTCTCTTTGGGAATTGAAGAAAGAATCGCAGCCAATAAAGAACTAGGGCTTGTTTTAGACAAACAAGAAAAGGTCATGAAAAGTCAGGCACAAAAACAGCTTGATGCAGCAGAGGCGGCTTTGGCAATAGACAAAGACAACCTCGATCTTCAGATCGCAGTAATTGACAAAAAAAGAGAGATTGCAGACATTGAAGCGGCTGTGACTGGCTTTAGAGCTGAACAACTAACAAACGAAAATGCTTTAGAAAAAGAGCGCCTTGATGGAATTCAAGCAATTAAAGATCAAGAAGCAGCAGACTTAGAAGCTGAAAAACAACAAAAGGAAGATAAAAGAATACAAGATGAAAAAGATCATCAGGCATTTTTAAAACAACAAGAGGAAAAAAGAAAAGCAACTTTAGCAAATCTAGACACTGTAATTGCAGCAGCTGG